TTCAACGAGCTCCAGCGTAACTTAAATTTGGATCTTTAAATTCTCAACTAGAGTTTCCATCTCGCGAGGTACCCAGGCGCTTACAGAGTGCATAAAACTGAGAGGCGGCTCATCTTCTAACTTACTTGTCATCACTCGCTTTGAAAGAATAGGATGTTTCAATATCCATTTCCTAAAACGATTGAAGGCATGAAAGTCAAAAGGCAAGTCGTCTGTCTGTTCCATCACTGTGAAAACATCATCATCATACGGAGTATTGCATTGACGGATCTTCAGAAGCTTCTCATATTTCTTAAACAAAAACTTGCTCATTCGAACTAGCACTCGATCATCGAGTACTTTTTCGACCGAACAACTTTTTGAGAGAACCTTTTGAAAATATACCAGCCGATCATTGAGTGTTGGTTTACGCGTAAAAGCGTTTCCCAAACCTCCATGACTGACAGGAATGTCAATTGACTGCGGAGTCCTTGCCAACTGAGCTTTGTTCATCTTAACAACCAAAGACGGTTTAAAAACCGTTAAGGCTGTTGCGATAGTATCGAGCTGGTTGACATTTTCCCTTAGCAAGCAATTGAATTTCCCTGTTGGTATAATTCCAAAAGATTTACACTTTATTGAATTCTTCACAGAAGTAATCTTGGTTTCACCAATTATTGATGATTCCAAGCATCTATACTTCTGTGAGGACTTCTCCAAAGTGCGATATATGAGTTGTGAGTTTATTGATCCCATTGTTTCATGGCAGTAATTCTTTCCGATTGATGGTTTTAAACCCATCGATCTAGAATGAACCTTCCACGATTCAATGGTCTCAAGAGACTCACAAAATAATATATCATCCCCATTAATTAATGCGGGAATCTTCTGAAGATCATTCAATCCAAGAGAATGTCCAATTGTAGCAGCATTGGCGATACAAAGTATAGGAAATGATAAGAGGGATCCCATGAGCTGTCCATTTGTCTGAACAAACGGTTTTAAACCCGTCCATTCAGGAAATGACACCTCATGTGGTCCACCTTCCCATTCCATATACTTTCGAATCACATCATCAGGCACATAGTCCTTGAGAACTTCAATTGCCTTCAACATTATATCCATATGAATATTATCGGTCGTAGCCTCATAATCTCCTGACAGTAATAAATCACCGTC